AAGATTGCAGCAGCTATGAAACAGGCAGCAAAGGAACAAGGTGTTGCTATGGAGTGGGGTGGTGACTGGGCTAAGTTTCCTGATGGGCCACACTTCCAACTTAACTGGGAAAAGTACCCCAAATGAAACCTGAGTGGTTAGATAAGTGGCGTATCTGGCCTAGAATGATTATAACCCTGTATGGGTTTGCCTTCTACCGTACAACCGAATGGTTCATGGGACTGGAAGACCCAAGCAATGCACAGGCTGGTTTTGTTTCTGTTATTGTTGGGGCTGGTGCTGGCTTTTATGGGATCTACGTGAATGGTAAAGCAAGTATTAATACTCCTAACGGTGACGACTCTTCTAGGTAGCTGTAGTGGTGTTAACCCTTTAAGCCTACTTACAGGCAGTGGACCTAATGTAGCAGCCAATACTCAGATAGGTAAAGAGAACAATCAGAACGTAGGTGTAACAACTTACAACAAACCAGAGGTCAGGACAGAAGGTCCGATAGATACTGTTGACCAGAGTACTACAAACAATACTGAGATAGATCCTCTGTTATTGATATTGCTAATACTAGGTTGGTTAGCACCATCACCACAGGAAATAGGGAGAGGAATAAGCCGATGGCTGAGAGGCTTAATAAGTCGAAAATGAAATGTAACTCACCGAAGACTACTCCTAGTCACCCTACTAAGTCTCATGTTGTTAAGGCTTGTGAGGGTGGTAAAGAGAAGATCATTCGGTTTGGACAACAGGGTGTCAAGGGTAGTCCTAAGGGATCAGCCCGTAACAAAGCATTTAAGGCTCGTCATGCTAAGAACATCAAGAAGGGTAAGATGTCTGCAGCATACTGGGCCGATAAAGTAAAGTGGTAGATCCACTATCAGCACTAGCCATGATTAAGACTGGTATTAGTGCAGGAAAAACACTAGTCTCTATGTCTAAAGATATATCTAGTTTCTTTGATTCTGTAGACAATGCAAAGAAAGAACATCAGAAGAAAAAGGATAGCATCTTTTCAAGCTCCAATGAAGAAGCCCTTGACACTTGGATGAAAAAGCAACAGGCTATTGAGGCAGAAGCAGCCCTAAGAGAAATTATCATATCTCAAAGAGGTTACTCAGCATATCAGGATCTACTAAAAATACGTAGAGAGATTGCTCAAGAAAGAAAAGAACGAGAAAGAAAAGAAAGAAAAGAAGCTGAAGAGTTAAGAGAACAGTTGGAGTTAGCTGCAGTGGGTGTTGTTATTTTTATTATTATGGTAGTATTAACTTTAGCTGCTCTACATTATAAAGGATACTTGTGATGCCCCTTAAAAAAGGTTACAGTAAGAAGACCGTCAGCCAGAACATCAAGACTGAGATGAAGGCTGGTAAACCACAGAAGCAAGCCGTAGCTATTGCACTTGACGTAGCTCGTAAGGCTAAGAAGAAGGCTAAGAAAAAGTAATGGCTAAAGGATTATATGCTAATATCCATGCTAAACGTAAACGTATTGCGGAAGGCAGTGGAGAGAAGATGAGAAAGGCTGGATCAAAGGGTGCTCCTACAGACAAAGCCTTCAAGCAAGCAGCTAAGACAGCTAAGAAGAAAAAGTAATAATTAACCCCCTTGGATTTCTCCTTGGGGGTTTTGTTTTATTGTTGTTCCATCTCTTGGATTAGTCTATCTAAGTACCATCGTGCCTTACGTAGATCCTCTACTGGCTTACCCTTGTACCGATAACGGTGCAGATACTTCTTACAGTTACCTTCTAGATAACCTAAGAACATCATAGTATCCATGTTGTCTTTCATGTAGTCGATACACTCAATGCTGCCATTACCGTAGTGTGGTGGTTTGTTTACTACATCTTCTTTTGTCATAGTCCCTCTTTCATAAATACTTTGACCCACTCAGCACAGATGTCACTACGGACAATATCTTCTACACCAAACTCAATGATCGGTACTGGTAGCATGTGCTTCTTGGCTAGGTGAATAATCTTAGACAGACCATCAGCTTCCTTCAAGTCTGACTGTTGAACATCGCCATTGAGTACGATAGTAGTCCCCTCGCCAACCCTTGTCAACAACATCTTAAGTTCATGGGTGGTAATGTTCTGTGTCTCGTCCACAATTATGAAGGCATTATCGAACGAACGGCCACGCATAAGTGCAAGAGGTGCCATCTCAATGTTGCCATTCTTGATGCCAGTTTCGACTGTTCCTTTTCCAAGGTGTTTCTCCAGTACGTCTAGGACAGGCAATGCCCACGGTTTAGTCTTCTCTTCTAAGTCACCCTTGAGGAAACCTAGTTCCTTACCTACAGCCACGTGTGGTCTTGTGATGACGATCTTGTCGATCTCTTTCGTCGTGTAGAGGTCGGAAGCATAAGTCGCAGTAACATACGTCTTACCCGTACCTGCAGGGCCAAGGATAAATACTTGAGAACTTTCTTTAAGTGCATCTATCAGTGCCTTCTGGTTTTCTGTACGAGGTACTAGACCTGATGTCTTCTTGTTGTCAGCCCCCTTGTAGTTAGTCTTACGACGAGTACGAGTAGGCTTCTTTGGAAGATCGTTATCAATCATAGTGTGATCAACTCAGCTTGTGTGTAAGGAATATGGAAGAACTTCTCACCCTTAACTATCCACCTACCATGTGCTTCCTTAAGGCTGTCTATTGTAAGTAGGGTATCCTTGATGCGCCATACCTGCTTCATGTCATGACGGAATACATAGAAGTTTAGTACCCCATTCTCACCGTCATACATAGACAACAGACGTTTCTTGCGTTCAGGGATACGGATCTCAGACCAGTGTGTAGGCCAGTCAGCTTTCCATGCAGTCTTAACCTCAGCCTCATTGAAGTATGTGTATCCATTCTTCTGGGTTACTACATCAACATTGTAGTTCTCTTCATTGTTGACAACTGAGTGGCCCTTAGATACTAGGTAGTCAGCTAAGATGTCACGGGCTGGTCTATCATAGGCATCGTATAAGGCTTTGTTGAATGGACGTTTGGTCATCATAAGATTAAAATTCCTTTGGGCAATCATCAACTAACAGATCTCTTAGCTCTGTGTAACCACCAACATGAGTGCCATCTGACTTAAAGATTTGTGGTACTGTAGTGTACCCTGCTTGCTTGATCAATGTCAAGACCCATTTACTACTTGGTGACTGCACATTGTACTCAGTGAATGGTTGGCCCTTAGCTTTTAGTAATGCTTTAGCTGTATCACAGAAGTTACATTGATCCCTACTTATCACTACCCACATTATCTTGTCTCCATTTAAGCTCGTGCAGTAACATCTTTTGTTCGTAGTCAGACATGATCATCCAGTTACGTATCTCGTCTATAGTCCTCTTACACCCTGCACAATACCCATCGACTATGCGACAGAACTTTATGCAGGGTGAAGGTGTAGACCCTATGTTAGGTCTACGATTTCGCATGAGTCACCAGAACAGGCTAGTGTCTGACTGCCAGATGTGTTATCCTCTTGCTCATAGCCTGATAGTTTAGACCAGTCAATAGCAGAAGGCATGACAGCTAGAAGTGTTTCATAGTCAGTCTTACTACAATCCTGATAGGGTGCTTGCTGATAGGTGTGTTCGTTGTAGGGCAAGAAAGATACACCTGACATCTCATCAAAGTGTTCATACACAAATGCACCTACCTCGAACCACTCATTAGACTTGACGTTGATAGTCACAGATGGTTTGTGTTCACACCAGTGACGTTGATATGCTAACCACATCTTAAGTTGGTCAATAGCTGACAGGTCTTCAGTTACTACAGCATTATCAGGAGACTTCATAGGGAATGAGAAGACTGTAGTTGTATCTGGTTTCCTGACACATGGCTCAGATGGAATACCCTGATCCTTCATGAACTGTGTCAGTGGGTCTTTGTTGTCACCACGGACAGTACGAATGTAATAAGGGCTGTGACGAGCATGTATCCCACTAGCAGAATCAACAAGTTGGGAGACAGTGCCACTAGGTTTGACACAAGTGATAGCAGCAGCAACAGGGATACCAAGGTGCTGGCTCCATTCAGCATTAGTACTAATAGCAACATTCTTTAAGTGCTCCAATGTTTTCTCTAGACCTTGGTTCTTTGTGGTCATGAGAGGGTTGTCCATAATACCTGTAAGGCTTACACCCAACAGACGTTCTTCTTCTGTGTTCTTCTGCCAGATCTTACGAAGGTAAGGGAACTTAGTATACGTAGACTGAATAGTCCCTAAGATTGTAGCAAGACGAACCTTACGTTCTAAATCTTCTAGAGTATCTGTAGCACGTACTACACACTCTGTCAGGTTACAGAACTGATATGGACGTAGGATGATTTCTGAGCAAGGGTTAGTGCCGAACTCGTAGTCTGTATCACGTCGTCCATTCTTTGCAGCCTGTCTCTTACTGGCTTGGCGGTTAAAGATACCACGTTCACCTGACCCAGACTCAACCAATGCCATCCACTCACGCATGAATGAAACAGCATCAGGCTTTTCCGTGTAAGCTACAGAGTTGTTAGCTAGAGCACGGTAACCAAAACGGTAGATGTTCTTATCTGGTTCATCATACCATTCACCTGACTTAGCATGACGCATACGGTCATCACTCAGGTTAGACAAA